TCTATATTTCTTAAGCGTTTGTCGTTATATCTGTCTTTATCTTCCAAAATACCGACACGACGCTCAATATCTTGATTTCCTTCACTACTCACTCTGTCACCTACTTATTCCAAAATAAAAACCCCAAGCTTATGCTTGAGGCTCTGGGTAATCTTCACCCGTTATTTCTTTGTATTGTTCTTTAGTGATGCAACCGTAATCATAGTAGATTTTAATTTCTGCGTTTGTGTAACAATTGATATCGTAAAAATATTTTATACTTTCAAATGATGGAAACATTAGGCATTACCTCCGATTTTGTTTTCTATCTCTGTTATTTTAAGTAAAGCGTCTGCCAAGCTTTTGTTTGTAATTTCGAGTTTATCCTCAAGAGCTTTTGTTTTCTTATTTCCAATCATTAATTGTAATTGCAACTGAGATACTAATAACTCCAAAGCTTTAGGTTCCATAGGCGGCTTTTTTTGTGTTTCCTCCCATTCTTCTTTTGTACTACCAATCCATTCATTTCCATTAAAATAAAATGGTTCATATATTCCTGGTGGTGGTGCAATTTCCGTCCATGCTTCTTTAGGGTAGTCGTATTCACCTTCATTGTTTAATTCTGCAAGGTAAGGTGTACCATCATATAAATAAACTACTTTCATAAACTCATCTCCCTCTAATCTTTCCAAGACATTTCACCGTAAGCGTAATCCGTAGATATCCAAGCGCTAGAATCACCATTGATATAGAATTTAACGTTACCTGACGGTTCGATAACTAAGTAGCCACCTGCATATTTAGTTGGTATACGAACTGGGAAAGTTTGGGCATTCTTACAAAAGCCACTTGGTAAATTAGCTATTGTTTGACCGGGTACAATGTTAGATCCATTGATTCTCAAACAACGTTCTGTGACACTACCATTTACAATCGTTCTATATGCACATTTAAAGCCGTTTCTATCCCCATATTCTGTGTTAGTAGCTGCACCGTTGATTAAGTTAAACTCAACCCAACCTGTATCTGTTAATGTACTATCAACGCGCTCCCAATCTGACCAAGTGTTATAGAAACGTTTGACCCATGTTTGCTTAGAATTATATGGTCTGAACGTAATTCTTCTAACAACATTTTCACGTTTCTCAACAGTCGTAAAACCAGCTTGAGAAGAAGCGCTGGTGATTGGCACTGAAGTAGTGTAGAAGTTACCAGCTGGTAGGTTGTATAGGTTATCTAAGTTTTCAGCTAACGCAACAATTTGATAACTACCATCATCATTTGTTAACTTGTATTTTTGCCAATTAAGACTATTAATATTAGTGTCCAACTGTTCCGGTGTAACGAAACCATTATCTTCAACCGTTTTATTAAATTCTGCCACTTTTGCATCAACATGGGTAATAGCTTGGTCACTGGTTGCTTTAACACTTTCATTCGCAGTATCTGCAGTATTTTGAATAGATGTTTTCGTATTATTTGATAACGTTGCGATATCTTCAATACTTTGTGAAACTGTTTCATCTATATCTGATTTAGATTGTGTAATGAGTGTATTAATATCTGCTTTACCATCAATCACAATCTTATTAAGTGCATCTTTCCCTTGTTGTAACACTGTTTTCATTTCTGCAACATAATCGGCACCGTTAGCGATAGCTTCTTCGATATCTTTAACTTCTTGTTCGATTCGTTGTTTTAGTTGTGAAAACATACGAATGTATTCAATTTTAGTCGTTGAAGTAATTTTATTAATCAATGCGTCTGCAACTTCAAATTTAAACTCTCTAAACACTGCAACCTCATTATATTGTGAATTACCGTCTACATTATTCACACCGATATAAACTTGACCAGTAACCGTTGTGTTTGTGCAAGCATGTAAAAAGGCACTGTCTAATGTGATCGTGACAATGCCTTGAAATTCATCTTCAATTGCTAATTCAATTACATCTGATGCGCTACCATTTGTTGATTCAAAATAAGCATATGCGGTTAAATTATTCTTACTAATTAGTAATGGTCCTTTGTCGTTACTCAATTGAAATCTCAGTATTGCGGTATTTTCATCTAAATTATAAAAGCCAAACCCTAAATCAGATATTGGCTTTAAATAAGGTTCAGATGCAAGTTTGAATAACGCTTTTTTGTCTATTCCGTTTGTCATCTTATCACTCCTATTATTTAATTAAGCAAACGGCAACGCCGTAACCTTTTTCAGTATCAAATGGTGTAGTGATTTCTAACACACGATAGAAACCATTGTTATTATCTTTAGTGCCAATCCCTTTATTGGGTTTGATATAATCATTCACACCCACTGTGTTGTCGATTCGCGTAAATACTTGACCCACAAGTCCAACCACATTCCATTCTGGTCGTTCAGCACGTGATAAATATTCTTCTTCGTCATTTTCTTTAAAGTCTGGATTAGGTATTGGCACTTCAATTTCTTCTTCATACCAATTACCTTCGTCATCGTGCCATTCTTTTTTCTCTAACTGTGTGAGTGTGACACCAAATTCATCTTTTAAATATTTGTCTTTATGATGGAACATTTGGTCACCTAATACCACACCAGCAGTGCCCGAAATAACACCAATAGGTGTATCATTTGAGTTTGCCTTTCGAATATATCGACCATCTAAAGTGACGATATAACCATTCGGTATTTCTTGACCTGATTGGGATTCAAAATACTCTGCATAGTCACCGAAGTTTTGTCCAGCTTGGATTGTACCTTTTGACTTAATATTTCCTGAAACACTTCGTATTTCTACTGAAGTGTTAGCTTTTGAAATACTATCGGCATTATAGCCCCATACCGTAACATAATTATCTTCTGTTAATACACCACGACTATTTAAAATCAATTGACCATATTTACCTTGTGTTGTTTTAGATTCAAGCGAATTGATGATACCGGAACGCGAACCCCAAGCATGTGAGTTCATACCTGCACCTAATAACCAAGAACGATCAGAATGTGCATATGAATCACCTGTTGTAGCGATTACTGCAGAACGTCTTGATAATGCGCCTGACCCTGTCGAGCCACCCATAAATCCCCCGCGTACTGCAGTCGGTACATCTTTGTAAACTTGTTTAAACAATACTGCACCATTTGTATAGCCTTCATGTTGTACACCGATAATTGTCGTAGTAGTGTTATACATTTCAATTGCATTACCTGTACCGTTACCGATTAAATTTGCACCAATAATTTTAGTGTCATAAACGCCTGCACCACCGGCAATACCGATATTGTTAGATGAATGATGAATATTAATATTACTGAATGTAACTTTTTTCGGTCTGTTTGCACCACCGTAAATTTTGATGTCGGCAATTGCATTTTTGAAACCTCTGATATTGATATTGTTCAACTGAACATTTTCTGCCATAAACTGAACTGCAATAGCCGGACTAGTTGAATCAAATGTACCATCACCAATAGCAGTAAAGTTATTGACCGATACATTTGTGTAAGCACTGATTGAAAGGGCTCTAGGTGTCCAACCTGGATATACTTCGTTTTTATATGGAAATAGTGAGACAATATTTGAAAGCGTAACATCTTTAGCCGTTTTAGATTTAGGGTCGGTTGCTGCTATATGATGACCAATATGTCTAGCTACATATGAACGGTTGTCTTTGTGTGAAATGTGTCCATCAACCACAACCATAGATGCTGCAGATGAAGTTTCATGAGCTTTGATTTCAATACCACATTGGTTATTAAACGTAATGTTATTTGATACCATAACGTTTTGTGAACCGTCATCAATTTCAATACCATTACTATTACCGTGATAATTTTTAGGATCATGCGAAACGTTATTCGTGATATTGATAAATCTACTGTGATGCGTTGTAATACCGTCATCACCATGACCAACCGATTCACAATTATTAATACGAATGAATTTACTTTCTAATTCCTCATTAACTCTTGCGCCGTCACCGCCGTAATAATAATCGTCACTAGCGTAGGTAATATCGAAACCATGTAATAAAGCATCAATGGATTTAATATCTTCGATATAACCATACTTAACGCCTGCAAATCTAACGTTAGATGATAACGAACCACCGCTAGGCGCTGGATGATTGAATTGAATACCATCACTTACGTTCTTTTCATCAAATCTTGCTTTGTTACCGTCCACTGAATAACCTTTTGTGCCAATATATTCAGCTGTACCATCCATATCTTTATTTGTGACTGCCAATGTTTCTCTCGGTGCGTCATCTGCAAGTTTAATAACAGTAACACCTTTACCTTCACCCGAAAGAATAGTTCTACTCGGTAACTTAATACCATTCTTAATTTTGTATGTTCCTGCCGTCATATGAACATGGACATTACCCGAACCTAATGCTTTTTTAAATGCTTCGTCAGAGTTTGTTTCTCCTGTTGGGTCTGCACCGTAATCGTTCACATTAACAATGCGTTCAATCTTTTTATTTAACTTCTCGTAATTCTCATCAAGTTTTTTCTCAATACGCGTGAAATCATAAAATAAACGGTCAGATAATACATTAAATGGTGTGCCATCGACCGCTACTCTACTATCTTTAGTTTCGTTTACTACATCGCCATTGTGACCGATGACTAAATTATCCACTCTAGAGAACAAGTATTTTATAATTGTCTCTACATTTACATTTTCGTAATCAATTTGTCTTGCATGGTGTGCGTGCTTTTCTTCTGAGCGATGATATTTCATGTTACTTGTAATATCTCGATAAAAATTACTTAGCATTTTGAAATTATCTATCGTTTTATATCGCCATTCTCTACCTATATCAATGGGATAATCTAAATGTAAATTCATATTACTATCACCCTTTCTATTCTATCCATGTGTGTGATCCATATATATAATCTGTTTCTGTCCATGTCTCTGTGTCTTGTTTGTTGAAAACAAGTGTTAATTTACCGTTAGGTCGTAATGAAACGATGGCTGGTAAATGAGTGTTTGGCGTTCTAATTGGCCAAGACTGTGATTCAGAAACAAAGTTTTCTGGTAGATTAGCGATTGTCATACCATTTTGTATATTAGATAAATTAATTCTTACGCTTTTTATTTTTACAATGCCTAAAACATTTATTTCTCTGTAGGAACAGTTAAAGCCATTGTCACCCTCTGCTTTAAATTCAGTGTTAGGTTTTCCACTTAACGGCGTAAATTCAATCCAATCTGTAGAATCTTTTAATATATCTTCGATATTTTGAATCGCTTTAAAATGTGTTGCAGCATAGTAAGGTTCTCCGTAATCATCAAATGGATATTTAATTTCTGTAGGGTTATCCATCTACTAACACACTCCCTATTGAATCTGACGCTAATTTCGGCATAGAAAAAGACGATTCACCAAGTGAGCCGCCCTGCGTTAGATTATTCATTTTTTTAATATTTCTATTTAAATTTTGTTGTATTTTAATAATGTCAGTTGGAGAATTACTGAAATCTACTTCAACTGATTCATTAGTTAATGGATGTGGTACGGTTAATTTAACTACTTTTAAATCTATATTAAAACCTAATGGTTTGTGTATGAAATGGATCATGTGATTTTCTTTTATATCTCCATCACCTAAGTAATGTTTATCTTCCACACTACCTAAATAGTTTGTTGATACCTCTACTGTAGGTTGGTCATTTAATTGTGCTTTTAGATTTGTCAGTAATTCATCTTCATCTAATGCTGTATCATCAAACAGAGTTGGCGCTTCTGAATGGCCAAACAATTCATAATTAGGTGATTTGTATTCTGCATAAGCTTTATACATATCAGAACCTTTTAATACAGCTGTTATATTTAAAACTGTAGATTTTTCAGTGCCTACATACATCGTAGGTGCTGTTTTATATTCTTTAACGTTAGGGTCTGCACCTCTATGAACAGCTTTAAAAGTATGCGATCCTTTGCTTAAATTACGTGCAATAACTATTTGTTCAGAACGTGCAGTGTGACTATAACAACTGTATCTGTTTATTAATTCACCGTCTAAATAAACATCTAACAAACCACCTCTTGATAGTTTCTTGAGAGTCCAAGTTAGCGTTTCATTTCCCCACTTACATTCAAATGTTTTTTCGTATGAATCACCGACATTTTGTGTTCGCCATGTGCCTTCTTTAAAAAACTTACCATTAAACTTTAAATCCGGTGGTTTAATAGGATTATAATTTTTAGTTTCAGTTTTGCTTTTCTTTTGGCCATAGCCTTGAATATATGTTTTAACATCAGTTGTAGTGGTGGTTGCTTGTACCTCACTAGAATTGTATTTGTAGATTAAAGGCGTATCTGACATTTGATAAAACGTCGATTGATCATAAAAGTAAATCTTTTTATTATCCGCAAAATAAATATAATCAAATACATCTGCGCCTTCAGTAATATATTCCATACCATTTTTATTACCAAGTTCCTCTACAGGTTTTCTGTCTTTAAAATCGCCTTTAATTTCGTAACTGAAATCAAGTTTGTTACCTTTAAAACCAAAATCTAAATATTGTTCTAATGTCATAGTAGTTTTAGTTTCTTCACCAGTAGATTCTTCGCCATTCAGTTCTTCACTTTCTAAATCCTTTTGAATATAATGATTTTGAAACTCCATAAATATATGCTTGGCTACAACTTCATTAGTAACGATACTTCCATCATATTTAATGGCAGTAGATTTAATTACATACATTTGCCCCTTCCAATCAAGCAACATTTCATTTAAGACATTATCGAAAATATCAGCGTTATTGCTTGTTTTATATATTGTGAAAGAAATTGACCGTTCATTGTTTTTCTCATATTCATACTTAAAAGAATCTAAATCAAAATCTGTTAATATTTCACCGAATGTACCTTTTCTATTTTTTAATATCAATGCGTCCAATTCATTCACCTACCTATATATAAATGGGAAAACCCATTGTGTCGTGGGATTACTAATATTTTCCCCAGTAATTTCAATTTCGTTGAATCCTGGCGCTAAAGTAATCCATTGCCAATTTGTATTCGATCCTACACGTTTATTATCTATTGTAGGATGAACACCATTTAATATTAATGTTTGTTTCTTTTTAATTGCCTTATTATATTTAAAAACATCACCCGTTGTATTGTTAGCGAGTGTAAAACCTTTAGGCGCATCAATATTAATTAATAATCTAAATTTATGTCGAATGTGTGGGTCTATCGTGTCAGTAGAACCGTTATAAATCTTAAACCCTGTAGTATTGTGTTTGTATTTAATATCATCTACCGATAATACACCCGTTTCAAATTGCCATTCACCACTTGATAAACTAAACTTATCAGTTTCTCTTAATGATTCTGAATAACCTTTTATTACTGAAAATTTAATAGAAAATGTACCAAAAGTAGGAGTTTTATAATCTATTGCATTTTCAGTACAATAGACAGCGTATTTTTTTCCAGGCATAAATGAATGCCAAATATAAAATGCTTCTCTTTTGAAAAGTAATCTTCTAAGTTTTTGTAACATTAAGTTATAGTCATTAATATCATGACCAATAAAGGAAAAATTCAAAACTAAATCAAAAGGACCGAAATTAATCGGTCCCATAACTACACCATCTGTGCCATTTATCTCCTTAGTATTTGCTTTAACCTCTACTCCTTCTTCTGAAAAATCTAGAAATTTCAATTTAGGTATATCAGTTAAATTCACATTGAATTCATCATTAAACATTTTCACTTCATGTTTCATTAATTTAAACTACCTCCAATATTAAACGCCATCAATTTAGAACGTTGACCCTGTTTTTTACTGATACCTTCCTCGGTCGGAACAGGTTTGTTAACTATATCTTGATTGCTAGTCACTAACTGCGCTAAATAATTTATTGCTTGATGCATTTGGTTAATTTGTTCATCTTGGCGTTCTACAACCTTTTTAAGCATAGAATCATCATCATTGGACGTACTAGGTGATTTTAAATTGTTAGGTCGTTTGTTACCTGTGGTAGATTTTCCGCCTTGAATATCTTGCGCTGCTAAAGCAAGTAATTTCATAGCGTCATTACGTCTACTAGGATCAGTAGGAATTACCCATTCTGGATAGCCTGCTTCAGCAATATTATACCAACCAGAATTTTTTATTAATCCACCTGTTGCAAAACGTCTATGTCCTGTTGGACCCCAACCGCTTTTGCCGTAAGGTAAATCACGTTTCCAGTTAGAGTTGTTAAAGAATGCAAGTAATTGGTCATAACCGCTTTTAATGTTTCCGTGTCCTTTAACTGCGTAGGATTTGAAAGTACTAGGTACATACTGTAATAAACCTTGCGCTGGTGTTCCTCTCAAGTTATTTATATCGCCGATGTTACCTTGAGTTACACCAGCATCACCATTAGATTCACGTTGTATTTGAGCTATAATACCCTGTAACTCTTTGTTAGATAAATTAACTTTCATTCTTTTGGCTGCTTTTCGAATTTCTGGTGCCCATTTAGAAGCTGCTTTTTTACCTCCACCAGTCAACCCTTTCAACCAACTCATTGGGTCTTTAGCTGTATCATTTCCCGGGTGATCACCTTTCATTAATTGGAAATGTAAATGTGCTCCTCGTACGAAATTACCAGTGTCACCTGATTTACCAATTAAATCACCAGCATTAACCTTTTGCCCTTTTTTAACTAATTGTTTAGACAAATGCATATACCAATTCCACATGTTTTTTCCTAATTGCACTTCTACTGACTTACCTCCACCGTAATCAGTCCATACATTAGAAACTTTACCGCCTGCAACTGCTTTAACATTAGTGCCTATTGGCATTCCAAAGTCCATACCGTAGTGTTTACCACCGTTAAAATTTAATCCGCCGGTGTAGTTGCCGAATTTTTGCCATATTGGATGTTTGAATAACCAACTAGCATCTCCTTCTCCACCTTGAGCATCCTCTAACCAGCTTTTCAACAAATCAGTAGCACTTTGTTTTAATTTGCCAAACATCGCTTTCATCATATCAAAAGGTAAGCTTGCGCCTTTAGGAATACCAAAAGATTTCATGTCTACGCCGAAACCTTCTAAAATTTTATTTAGTAACTTTCCAGGTTTACTTACCCAATCCATAACGTCTCCGACTTTATCGCCGAGCCACTTAGTACCCTTACCTACGACACTTTTTGCACCTTCTAAAAATTCTGATGTTTTATCTTTTACACCATGGAATTTTTGCCCTGCTCCTTTACCAAAATCAGATACACCTTTTGTCACTTTATCAGCAACATTTTCGTACCAATGTTTCTTTTTATTTGTACCATTATGAAACTTAGGCATTGTTCCATTTGAAAAAGCTGGACTGCTACTTAGCGCACTATAAGTTTGAGCACCATTATAAACAGTTGATCCTTGTGGTAGATAAGCCGTTGTATCTCTATTAGGTGTAATAGCCGTTTTACCGTTTGGATAACGAATCATTTCATGTCGGAAACCGCCTGGTCCGTTACCTTTCCCTTTATCGCCAACAGTAGCGAATGTGTCACGAGCGATTTTACCATTTTTCACAACATTAGTTGTAGTATTAGTATGGTCAGTACCGGTGTGCAACTTAATAGATGGTAACTTTTTCATTCCAAGCTTATCGCCAACCCAGTTAACACCATCAATAAGTTTATTTAGACCTTTTTTAACTGCATTTACCATTCCGGTGATATGACCTTTGATTTTGTCGATAATCCCTTTCAAACCATTTTTCATGTTATTAAAAGTTTTCTTAACAGAATTCCAAATACTTGATGCAATGCCAGTCAATTTATTTTTAATGGTATTCCAAACTTTTATAGCATTATTTTTAACACTTCCAAAAATATTCGAAACACCTTTTCTTAAAGAATTAAAAGTGTTTCGTACACCGTTCCATAAAGATTTAGCATAATTAACTACTTTATTACGAATCCAGCTCCATGCTTTGTAAGCTATATTTTTTACACCATTAAAAATTGCGGATACGCCTTTTCTTAAAGCGTTAAATGTATTTCGAACACCATTCCACAATGACTTAGCTCTTGAAATAACACCATTTTTTATAGAAGTCCAAATTTTTAGTGCAAAATTCTTAACTGCATTAAAAATTACAGAATTGACTTTTCTTACAAGTTTGAAATAATTAGTCACACCTGTATATAATAATTTAGCTAATCGAACTACTCCATTTTTTAAAGATGTCCAAACTCTAATTGAAAAATTCTTAACTGCGTTGAAAACTGTAGTAACGACCGTCTTAATCAAAGTGATATATAATCTCATTGCAGCTATCCAAAGCTTAACGATTTTTATAACACCTGATTTTATTGCGTTCCAAACCCATAATGCCGCTGCTTTTATACCGTTCCATATTGAAGATAAAACAATTTTTAATGCTTGAATTGGATTTTGTATAGCAAATTTAATGCCATTCCACGTTGCAATTGCTGCAGTTTTCAAACCGTTCCAAACTGCAATGCTTACATTTTTGATACCGTTCCAAATACCGATAATATAAGGTTTTAAGAAACCAAATACTGATATGGCAGTAGCTTTAATTTGATTCCAAGCAGTAATCACGAAATTACGAAAAGTTTCATTGTTCTTCCATAAATAAACGATACCTGCTACTAGTGCAGTAATCGCGGTAATAACTAATCCTATAGGACCTGTCATAAATTTAATAGCTAGACCTAAACCTTTGGTTGCTATAGTTGCTGCTTTTGTAACTCCTGTCCACACCACTGTTGCTGCTGCAGCGACTTTTGACTTAACTGCTTGCCCCATTTGAGCAACAGTTAATCCTTTAGTAGCATACATATATGCTATGGCTGCGGTTTGTGCAGCACTCATAACACCACGATATACAACTGTTGCTGCTCTTGCTACACCAGTGGCTATAGTTACACTGCCCATTACCGTTCTATATACGCCCCACATAGGAATGATTGCTGCTAATGTACCACCTACAGCAGTCAATATACCTGTCATCATCCCCATTGTGTTGTTAGCCGTCGCACCCTTAGCAATAAATCCAGTAATAGCAGTTGTAATACTAAGCACTACCGAACCAACTGGAGCCATACCTTTAACTAAACCAACAATAATGTTGCCAATGTTTTTTAATAACTGCCAAACTTTAGGACCGTTTTGATTTAAATAAGCTATAAAGTTTTTAAATCCTTCAGTAGAAGATAAATTAGCTGCCCAATCTTTAAATGTTTTAGTTACTCCTGCCATACCCTGCATTACTGTTTGAGAATGACCACTAAAAGCTTGAAAAAGACTGATTATACCGCTAAATACATTACCAAATATTTGTCCTACAACAGGTAAATTCGTTTTAGTATACTCTATAAACTGAGCAATTCCTTTATCAGTACTAGTGCTATTTGCCCATGCATTGAATTTATTAGCTAGGCTTTCAATACCTTTACCAGTCCATGTAAATAATGGTCCAAATTCTGTAAACATATGAGTTATACCATCACCAACACGCATTGCTGCATTGAGTAAATTTTGGAATATAGGAGGTCCTATATTATTAATAAGTTTGAAGGCATTTTGCGCATTTTCTGAAGAGGTAACCCAGTTACGCATTTCTTTAGATGCGCTAGCAATCTTGTTAGTAGTCTGTGTAATGAAAGGTGTTAATTGTGTTAAAGCAATTCTTACAATATTAATACCGTTAGCCATTGTGTTGAAAATTGCAGCCTGATTTGCTTTGACTAGATCTTTCCATTGGTTTTGTAAGCCACTTAATACATTTTTGTAGTTTCTGACTTCATTAGTAACACGTATTTCTCCGTCTTCTAACATTTTTAGTGCTGTTGTTGCTTGTCCTGTGAATGCCATAACACCACCTAATGCAGTTCCATATGCGCCACCCAAACCAATAGCACCACCAGCAGCTGCAGTTGCAGCACCTCCAATACCAGCAATGGCACTTACTGCACTACCAGCGACCGGAATAATAGCGGATATGTTCGCAATCAATCCACCCATTGCAATCCCTCTGACAACATAACCAACATTTCTAAAACTATTACCAATTTTATTGATTTTAGCATTAACTTCTTCCCAACGTTGACCCATTGCAGCAGCTGCTACGCCAATGCCACCAATGATTGTTTGTTTGCGTTGCAACTTCGATAATTCGTCATTAGTTTCATTAATTCTATTTTGCAAAACATTATAAGCTAATGCATTTTCATAAACTTCTTTTTCTGCTTTATCTAACTTAGCGGGTAATTGACCAACTTCTCGATTCAAAGAAGCGTAAGATTTTTCAGCATTATTTGCTTCTTTCTTAGCTTCAGTCATTGCAGTTTTAGCACTAACCATAGCATCATTATTTGCGTCACTGAATTTTTGTAATTCATTTTTCGCATTAGATGTGGCTATTTTAGATTCATTTAAATCTTTCTTTGCACTATCAACTGCTTTAGAAAGGTTGTTATAGTTAACCTTAGCCTTAGATAATTGATTACTTAAAGAAGTTAATTCTGTTTTAGATGCTTTTCCTGATTCACTCAACTCTTTGAATTCTTGTTCTAATTCATCTACAGAACTTTTAGCGTTTTTCATTTTAGCATCCAATGCTGTAACAGCGTTTTGCATCTGTTTTTGGGCATTTTGTGCAGACTTAACACTAGATTGATGTTCTTTTAATTCATTATTCATCTTTTCATATGAATTACTCAAATCTTCATATCGTTTTTTCGCATTTTGAGCGTTCACAGCCGATTCTTTAAGTTTGTCAGACATGTTTTCTTGTGCGTTTCTTAATTTATCCAATTTTTTCTGTGATTCTTCACTGACACGGCCTTGTTGTGTAAGCTTTTTATTTAAACCTTCAAGTTCTGTTCCGTATTTATCTACTGATTTTTCGGCTTTATCAAAAGTTGATAAATTTGCTTTCATTTGTGCGTCAGCTGTTTTTAATTTACGTTGTAAATTAGCCATTCCTCTATCAATATCCGAGGTATCAATCCCTAAATCTATAGTGAATCCTTTTATATCACCTGCCATTTACATCCTCCTTTCTATAAAAGTTCATAAAAAAAGAGCTTAACTGGATTTACGTGGATCTTTACCAGTTATCGCTCCAATTAAGCTCTCGTTTGCTCCTACAGTTTTAGATTTGCTTTCTTTTTTATTTTTCAACTGCAATATTCTTATGAGTTCAAATATTTCTGTGTTATCTATATCTGTCATCTTCCATCCAGCTTCTAATAAATCTTGGTAAATAATGTCTACGTTTTTAGACATGCTTTCGAAAGTCAAATCTTCTTTTGTTAGTGAACTACCATCTATTTTTTCTTTCCCGTGTCTTCGTTAGCTCCACTAACTTCAGTGATAATTGTTTCAAAGTATTTGTCACCATCAACGCCATCTTGCAGTTCATCTACTGTGAATTGATTATTATATAAATCTTCTGCAATCATTTTCTCGATTTGATCCAACGTTTCTTCAAATTTTTCTGTTTGCTCAATAGTTAAACCTTCAGGATTTGTACTTAAAGCGCTCATTCTCATAGATAAACGTGTTCCCTTACGTGCTTGTTTACCTGTGAAACCACCTTGTTTATAAAACTTTTTCTCTTCACCGTTAATGTTTAATACTAATGCGTTTGCCATAATTTTATTTCTCCTTTTTCATCGGGTTTTCTATTCGACCGATTATTTTTATTATTTTTGTATACAAAAATAGGCGACCGAAGTCGCCTAAATATTATTCTGCTGTTACGTCTGCATCTGTTTCGTTAGAGTCCACATTTACATTCTGAGGTTCTTCAGGTGTAGCTTCTGAAACTGTTAAATTACAAGTAGCTGTCTTAGAACCATCATTCGTTGTAACTGTAATGTTAGCAGTACCTGCAGCTACCGCTGTTACTACACCATTTTCATCAACAGTTGCAATTGCATTATCTGATGTTGCATAAGTTAAAGTTTTATCTGTTGCGGTTGATGGTGAGACAGTCGCTTGTAAAGTAGCCGAATCTCCAACGTTAAGCGCTAATTCTGTTTTATCTAATGTAACTCCTGTTACTTTAATAGGATTAGTTTTAAACGCCGGCACATTTACTTTAGTTGATTCTCCATTATCGTTAGCGAATGCCACTTGGAAAGTGCCTGCTGGGTAATCGGTATTAGCTTCTAATTCATTGATGGTAACACTAGCTGTTCCATCTGAACCTCTTTCTGCACTTCCTACTAAATCGGTACCTTTATAAACTTTTAATGTATCTGACATTTCATTTCCTCCTTATTATTACTATGAACGCCCCTATTCTGCAGAGATTACAGCTGACTTGCTATTCACTGTAACCTCAACATTTTGGGGTTCGTTAGGGTGTTACCTGTTCGTTAGTATCAGGTTGCTCTGGAGTTTGTTCATTAGATACTTTACCGAAAATAGATTTAAAAATTGCATCTCTACCTTCAGTAGATCCTTTTTGGTCGTAGGCCATCATTACTGCTAAATCTTCATCAAAACCGCCTACTTCACGTTCCATAAATTGACCTTCAATTTCATCAGAACCGAATTCTACGCCATCTTCTTTAGTTTGCCCTTCCTTATTAGGACGTGTGAACACACCTTTAGATAATCCAAACCATTCTTTAGAACCGTCTTCCATAGTTCTAGGAATAGCAACAGCAGTATAAGTGATTCCGGAAGATTGACCAAAACCATATACATTACTTGTTTCTTTATGTTCGATTAATCCTAATAAATCTTTTTGAACATCAATAGGAAGTTTGTGGAATTTGAATGTTCCTTGAGTTTCTCCTGCTGATTTAGCAATTTCAGCTACCTTATTCGAACCGTATGCTTTTTCTAATTCTTCACCGAATTCAAGTGACATTTCTTGTACATAATCCACTACTTTAATATCACCTATTGTTAAATCGCCATTTGCTGTTTCAGATAATACTGCATAATAAAATTCACCTAATCCGGTATTGGCATTATATCTACCCATTTACATTTCCTCCTTAAATTTAGGCATAAAAAATAGCCCTCCGTTTATACGAAAGGCTTGCCTATTCAATTAAATCTTTATCTATATGTCTTAAACTATCAATCGTATATGGATTACCTCTATAACGTCTGGCATCCATATAAATTTTAATTTCATGATCATATTGGTCTGTACCATCTTGTTGACGAAAACCAATATTCCATAATGTTTTTCTTATTTCCTCTTGTAACAACTTTACGACATCGTAATTAGGACCACGTACATCGATTTGATATAAATATTCAGTCGATAAATTTGTATCACTTGCATATGTCGATGGTTGAGGTGCAATTAATGGACTAATCAATATATACGGTCCTGAAGTGTCGGCAGTTTCATCATAATAATACGCTCGAATGCGACCCTTACAATATTGAGCAATTGTTGCATTATTCAATAGGTATTTTTGTATAGTTTTCAACATATCAAACATCATAATTCACCTTCTAGCGTTTCTTTAATAATTTTTTTATATGGTTTTTCTGCCATAAACATAGTTCGCGCTATTGCACCTTTACCTCTAGGATTGGGATGTTTTACAGAGCCATATTCATTAAGATGAATAATAGTGTAACGATTCATAGAACCTTCCCAATGTAATTTGACCATTCGAACTTTACCGTAAATATAATAAGGACTTGTGACACTTATTTCATTTATACTTTCACCAGTATCTTTAAAAACTTCAAAATTCTCTTTCATAACACCTACAACATATTTAGAGCCTAGCTTTAACGCTTCATCTTGCGCTTTTAACATTTTCGCTTCTCCATATTGCTCTCTAATCTTACGTAGCATGTTATGCGTCCCTTTAATTTCTACGCTCATTAACTTATATACTCGCCAATTATTTTTATATTTGAATGAAAATCCGTGTCGTCATCAATTTGAATAATATTAAATTTCTTCCCTTTATATCTAGGTAAATCTATTTCAAAATACATATCATCTCGGATTTCATATTCCATCGAATACCAAGTAACCATAGTAATTGTTGCTTTATTATCTGTCATGTCCAAATCTTTTTGTGAAGGAGGATAAACATTAGCAAAACATTGATAATATACTTCACTAGTATTTTCTCCAGGAAAAAAATCATCGTTTGGTTTTGCTATATAAAAAATAACCGGTGTGCGCATATCGCCACCAGTTACTATTTTTCTATGTGATCGTGTCATCATCTGATACCTCCATATTCATAATTTGAAATTGAACAATGCTAGATAAAAAGTTATCGTGAAATTCTTCTAATTTATCATTTAAAACATACCTTGTACGTTCATAAACTAACTCACGACCAAGATTATACTCTTCCATATTGAAATCACCGCATTTTGCTTTGATATCATTATATGAAAGCTCCAAATCAACTCTTATTCTTTCATTTTCCATTTCATAGAATATTCTATTACGCTTTTTAAACTCTTCTACATGAATAGAATCAATCATTTAAAAACCCCCTATTCAGCTGAAATATATGCAGATTTACTATTTGCATTTACTTCAACGTTTTGGGGTGCTTTAGGGTGTTTCAGTTCCTGCATCTGTATCAGTTGGTGCTCCATGTGATGAAAAGTCCACATCATAAACAAATGATGTTTTATTATCATCAGGTTCAGCATATAAGAATTGTTTCGCCGTATATAAATCCATATCTTCTAAAGCAAGCGTTTGGTCAAATTCACGTACAATAACTTCGCTACCTGCATAGAAATGATAACGTGATTTATCATAAGCAACAGCTTTACCTTTTGGTACGAATTCACTTTGTTCAAACGTTACATTAAATGGAATAGGGCTAACAAATGCACCATTGTGTACTTGCATGAAAGCAACACCAGTATAAATATAATCTACTGGATTTAAAGCAATCACAACATTATTTAAAACATTTGCGCCTTTCGTTCTTTTAACGTTGCCATCTTTATCATAATACTCTTTGATAGATAAATTACTAATGATATTTCCAATTTCTTTAATAGCAATTTCAGGCGTTTCTAAAGTTAGTTTCCCAGCACTTGGCTTAGCTGAAACAGCTCCATTTGTACGGTTAATTTCATTTAATAAACCGACTGGTTGGTCTTTAGCTTTACCTTCACCTTGAATCGCTGTTTTTTCAATAGCTACGGCAAAAGCTTCTTTAATTTGCGCACGTACAAAACGGTCTACCCATTGCACGCCTGCATCTTTTAAATCTTTAGGTACTACTACGAAAGCAGTTGCTTTACCTAGAGAAATGTCTTGTTCATAGAATGAAGCCTCTAATTGGCCACGGATTTCTCCAAAGATTTTACCCCAAACTACTTGTCCTTCTGTTACTGAACGAATAACGCGTGTTCTTAAACCAGTACGTTCGATATTGATATGTTTTAATAATGGGTGGTCAGTTTCGATATCTTCAAAGATACGGTCGACAACAGTTTCAGGTAATAATTCCCCATCTTTCCAATTAGTATCTGTATTAACATGATCTTCTGATACTAATGCGTTATAGAATTTCTTTTCTTCATTCGTTAAACGATTTACATTTCGAGAATTTAGAACTGCAGTATCTCCAGTTTCATTTTTAATATCTTTTCGAATCGCATTGGCAAGTTCTTCGCTATATGCATTCATATATTCAGTGTATTTTGCTTTAACTTCTTCATCTGTTGCTTGTGGATTCATATTTGAAAATTCTTGTAAAAGTTTTTGAGAATTCTCGAATCCTTCTTTGTTCTCTAAATTAATAGGCATAATTTCATTCTCCTTTATTTTGTATTCATATTAAATAGTCTTGCAAAACTATTTTGAGGTGCTTCGTTAGGGTCTTCTTTCTTACCTTCTCCGCCCCCTTGTTCATTTCCTTTTTTGACTTCAGATAAAATTTCTTCTAGTTTATCCATTACATCTTCCACAGTGATTTGTTCCCCTTGTTTTTTAGGGTCCTGCGTTTGTTGCGTTGGGTCTTCATTACGGTACTTGGTCATAAACGTTTCACCTCCTAACATTGCTGATGTTGCAGCAGCAGCTACACGCGTACTTTTAGTTATGTTATCAATTAGCCCTAATTCTTTTGCATCTTTTGCTGTAAACCATGTTTCTTCGTCCATATATTGACGTAAAAGCGCATGATCTATATCAGGGTTTTTATCAACGTAACTATTAAAGACAACAGAATTAATACGTTCTAATGAATCGGCTTGTTTTTTAAACGTGTTAGAATCTCCTGCTATTTCAGTCCAAGCATTATGAACCATCATCATTGCGTTGCCTGGCATATTCACAGTGTCACCAGCCATCGCTATAACAGAAGCAATACTAGCAGCTAATCCATCGATATTAATCGTTATATGTGCATTGTGTCGTCTCAACATGTTATAAATAGCAACGCCTGAAAATACATCTCCACCATTACTGTTTATATTCACAATGATTTCATCGACATCTCCCATAGCTTTCAATTGGTCTTTTATGGTTTGTGGACTGATGGTCATTCCTTCAACAGTTACATTATCGATAAAACCATAGATATCTATTTCGTTGTTACTCATTTAAATCACCTCCTTCATTATCTGTAGTCTCTTCATCTACAGTTTGATAGTTTTTAGTGATTATAAATTTCTGCATTTCTTCACTACCTATAGGTTCATAGCCTGTGAGCTCACGAATCTCATCTCTATTAAAAGAACCACTAGCAATGAGTTTGTCGACTGCTTCACTCACTTCTAATGGTCCTTTTTGGTCTATTGAAATTGCTTTAATTCGTTTACCTTCTTTATAACCGCGTTCACTGAAAAGTTTTGCATTTAATTCATCTGTGATCTTCTCAATGATTGGTTTGATACAAAACTTCATGTAGTTATTTGTCATCGCTTCTATATCTGCAGTTTCTCCGTTAATCAATCCAACGGGTATACCAAGATTTCGCGCAACGTAACTTAATAGTTGGTTAGGTACTTTAGCTAAATCATCTATTTGTGATGAAGTTTTAGCACTGTTACTGGATGTATGTTCTTCATATTTATAACCTTTTTGAACAGGTACAATAGCGATATCATTGCTTTCAAAAGCTTTATACGCCTTATTTATAAACTTTTGCATATCATCATTACTAGCATTAGTTAATGGTGTATTTGCGTCCATACTTAAAGTTGCCCGTATTTGATTATTCATTAAATTAGCTGTGATTAATCGGCCGAATATATCGCCATAATCACTAAATAATCCGTATAACATTTCAGTTATCGATTCGTTATTGTATTCAAGATATATAACATCACTCATTTTAAAAGTACGTTCGAATTCGTATTCTCCTACAATGACATGCTCAAATATATCATCATACAGTGCGTATTCGTCTCTATAAAAATCATCAGCTATAATTAAGTCTTTAGTGTCAGTGACAACAATTAAAACTTCGTTGTCATAAATCAACTTCCTAATAACCTTTTGCCAAAATGTAGCAGCACTTTCATCGGTATTAGGACGGACATTTAACTTATAATGTGTTGTTGAATTAGAATCCTTTTTACCATTCTCGATTATTTCGAATTTTGTTTGACTAATTGTTCTAGCAATATGATTAATGCATGTATCTAAAGCCCAACGCTTTATATAAGCTTTATGTGAAGTTTCTCTTAATAATTCAAAATCATAACTAAACTCAATTGCTTCATTACGTCCCATTATCCTATCGAATATACTCAATTTATCACCTCCTAAAAGCTAATATCTGCCATGATAAACGGTTGATCATACTCCAATATTTCATCCGCTCTATACAACGCATGTAACATAGCATGAAAACCATCTGTTTTACGTCTTACTTCATCCTTTTTGATGTATTTCTTACTTCCATCTGGTTGCATTTTTACTGCTACATTATTTGTGAACCATCGCATTAAAGGATTATCCCCGAAAACAATTTGTTTTTTTGCAAACATTGTATCTATACGTGGCGCTAATAAGCCATGTATAGCAGTTGGATTCTTAATAACTTCTAAAGGTATACCAGCTTCTTCAAATGGTCTACGTACAATGTCAGTTCTGAAATTATCTGATATAACTTTAGTTAAATTGTACTTTTGTTGTTGCTGTAGAAACCAATTAACAATGTACGAAATATCGATAACATCATCATCAACTATAGTAAGCAGTCCATCATCAGCCCATTTCTCTATAGGCGGCTCAAGATGTGTAGTTTCTAAAAATTCTCGGCGTATAAACGAATGTGTTTTCCAATAATATGTGTCATTATCTCTGAATAATAATCCTACACTCGCAAAATCACGTACTAACGCGTAATCAAGACCGCCAATGCAAGCTTTGTTATCCAATTCTGGCATTACTTTATTGGTTGCAAGTATTTCATCCCAAGGTGCAACTACCTTTTCTTCATCCACTTCAGGTAAATTCATTCGTTTAGTCATAAATTCAGGTTTATTAGAACGATTAATGTGCAAAACATTGAATTCTTCTTTGATTTTACGCTTTAGATTCTTTGCATATCCTGTTAAAGGAGGATGTAACATCGGATTAGATTTTTCCCACATTGATTCATCGTCAACTTCTTTAGGGTCATCTAATTTACAATAAAAAGGAAATATACGGTCATCAGTATTTGTACCTTTCAATACTTCTAACACTCTATCTTTCATACTATCCATAAATCCTTCACGAACATAACCGTCAGTAGAAATATAAAACGTTCTATCATGCGGTACTTTACCAAGACCACCACGTTTTACGTTCACCATATCTGCCGTTTCATATACAGCAATCTCATCAAAAATAACACATCCTTCACGTCCGCCATCTTTGGTCTTCGTATTAGATGTGTTGTATTTGATAATTGAACCTGTAGCTCGATTTTTAATCTCTGTTTTACTAACTTCATATGGTGCTTTAGGTCTTTCACCTGTTTTGTTTCGTTTGTGTTCTAATAAACAATCATATATCTCATTGAATGATGTTTTTGCTTGGTCTTCACTATTCGCAACAATTGAAATATCATATTTCTTAATGCCATGTATTGGAGTAGTCATAAAATCACTAATTGCACTGATAAATCCATTCTTACCAGCACCACGCCCCATGAATAATGCGAATTCAGTAAAATAAGGCGTTTCAAGTTCATCATCCATTAAGAATATAAAAGCTATTACAAATTTTTGATAAAGTTGAACCGGAAAATACCATTTATTAATAAACTTGATACAATTTTCTATAGTATCTTCATCAAAATGAATATGATCTTTAACTAAGACTATTTCTTCCAAATACTTTATTAAATCAATACGTTCTTGATTGAGAATTATCTTTCCATCTCTCCATAATCGGATATATTCATCAACGTACTTGTTTCTAATCATACATAATCATCAACGGGCTCATCCGTTTCCTCAATCTTTTGTTCCTTAGGTAATAAATCAGAAAGTTGTTTAATAGCTCTCTGATAAGATTGGTCACGTGTATTGTATAACCTAGCAATGGGTCTTTCACGTTCGTATGGAGGAGCTTTATCTGACTGCTGGAATAAATCATATTCGCCATTTTCCTGTATGTCTTCCCACATATAGTTAAGCATCACGCGTAACCTTGCAGCTTGCACAATTAAACCAGTGGCCACTTTTAACTTTTCACTCGGTAAGTCTTTATATATTTCAAGAAGCCTTTTCTCTTCTTTTTTCACCATTTTCTCACGTTCACGTCTTTGTTCCTCTGTAAACTCCACTTTATCACCTCTTTCTGCACATAGGGGGAGGGGGTACGGGTTATATGTGAAGAATTGTGAAAAATTCACAAAGTCGAGCCCACTCGCCGTTCTCCCTCTTTTGAAAAATTGATAAATCTTTTGACCCGGGGGTATTGGATTTACCAGTTTTCATCTGACCATTTATTTTCTTTAGGCTTAAATTGATTTCCTCCATACTGAAATCGTGTATGTCTTTTGTTGTGACATGCTTTACACAATACACGTAAATTATCAGTATCAAGTTTAAGGTCTGGTCTATCTTGTAATTCTTGTATATGGTCAACCTCTAAGTTATCTGTAGTCACTTTTCCTTCTAACTTACACCATTCACATTCATAATTAGCACGTTTCAATACATATGAACGAACATCTGACCATGCTTTACTATTATAGAAACGTTTACGTTCTTTGTATTCATTGTAATCAATCATAAGAGTTAAGCTCCTTAATCTAGATACATATGGATCACCAATGTTTATGACATAATAAAAGACACACCACTTAATGTGATGTGCCTAGCAAATTAATCCTTACTATTTGATAATATCAATATACATTATTTCCTTGCGCAATTGGAGGTTCCCGGAATTGCGATTTAATCAAAGTGAATATATCCTATTCTTTTAGCTGTCTCTTCCATCATCTTTCTTCTTAATCTTAGCACTGAATAAACGCTTATTATCTTCCCGTCATTCCTCTTTTCTGTTAATGCTTGTGCTATGTCTTCCCATTCATATATCAATATGTCTTTCTCCCAGTATCTATAATCAGCTATCTCTTTTTGTTCTGGTGTAGCATTTCTATATATATCCTCTATAGCTGTTATAGTCTTGCTTAGATTAGTGTATAACTCATCTTCATGTAATTTAATGACTTCATGTTCTATAGGACTAGATATCAGATTACTCTTCCCGCCCCCGATATTAGTATCAGTAGGTTGGTAAAGCAGTTCATATCTTCTATATGCTAACTGCCCTTTCATATTATTTAAATTCTCCCAAAACTCTTCTACTTTCTTTAAGTCTGGTTTACTTAGTTTCATCCAATACCTCCAGTTACTTCTTATCAATATATGCCTGTATATAATTCTTCAAGTACGCGTTCTCATATCTAAGTGTTGATATTAAGTCACTCTTTATACTATTCGATATAATTGATATAAGTGCTATTAGTCCTAATACTATTGCTGCTATTATCCACATTAGTTACTCACCTCATAATCTTTAGGATAATCACACACATCACTTGCCTGTAATCTGATTATCACTTGCTCTGTAATATATTTACTTAATTCATATAAAGCTATGATTGTTAGTGTTTTAAGTATTTTCATTCACCCACTGTCCTTTATTTAAATTTTGATATTGTACGTCGTTCTAATATTCTTCTAATTTGCTCCTTCGTAAATACAGGCTGATACTTAGTCTTTTCGCCAAGTTCTTCTAACATATATTTGATTTCTACATCACTATATTGTGGTGAGAAAGCAAAACTTAATATCATTCTATCTACATCACTTAACTCATCATAAGATTGATATTTTAATTTACCGAATACGTCTCTAATGTCATGCATGTAAATATCTCGTTCGCTCATTCACTCACCGGCTTTCTTATCAACTACAGCTTTACTCAAACCGCAATCAAAACATGTGAATATATAGCAGTATTTCATGACCCAATCTTTTTCTACCTTTCCACTATTACACATAGGACATGTTTCCCTAGAAAAATCTAATTTTATATATTTAGGTTTCTTCGCCATTTTCTCAGCCTCTTCCTTACTCTCTGCCTCAACCACAGTAAACGTTTCATTCTCACGTGCTTTAGTAACATGGGTAAAAGGGCGACCAGTTGAATCTGTTAATGTTCTAATTAAATACTGTGTCATTTCCTCAACACTTCCTCAAAACAGATTTTATCTTAAGATAAATATCACTTTCTTGTTCATCTGCATATTCAAAATTATAATTTTTCACTCTATTTCGAATACCTTTCAAGTTTTTAACTATATTACTTTGCTGTGCTCCTATATACCTTGATGCTTCATGTGCACTACTGAAAGTCATTAAAAATTCACCTGTTTTATAGTCAAACATATTTACAGGTATGCTTTTAGTTAATTTTCTTTCAATGAACCCCTTATCTTTATTTTCTTTCCACGATATAAACTGCATGTTTTCATAGAAGTAGCCCAACTTAGGATTAATGCGATCTACGCTAGGTGCGTAGAGTTTATCAAAATTATTATTTTTGTAGTTTTCAAATAGTCTTACAAAATCATAATGTTTACTATACTTATCCACGAAGTCCTTTAATGTAAATGGCAACTCTCCGAAAC